ACTATATCAGCACTCGATGCATATGCGAATTCAACTCTAAAAATTGGGACTTATCCAAATGGTACCAATCCTTTCAACGGCTCCATCGCCAACTTCCGTCTTGACAACAACACCCTCTCAGCGGATGAGATCTGGGAGCTCTACGCCTACCAGAAGGAGTACTTTGGGGTCAGCCCAGACGTGGTGACCCTAAAGGCTGGGCGCCTAGGGATCGGGACCTCGGAGCCTAGGGCCGTCCTAGACGTGAGGGGGGACATAAGGGGTGGGTGTCCGGTGTATTTTGAAGCTAGGAGAGATGCTGGGGGTACTGGGGGGGATCCTATAAGATGGAACGTCGTTGTACTAAATAAAGGTGGTGGGTACAACCCAAGCACCGGTCTTTTCACCGCACCAATAAGTGGTGTATATAACATTAGTTTTTCTGCTCACTCTTCGGGAGCTGGTATGAACATTAGGTTGACACGCAACGGTTCTGAGGTAGACGGAGGTTGGAGTCATGTCAACGCGGTATCGTATAATACATCAAAATCTATGGTTTTTAATTTAAGTCAAGGAGAAACGGTGGGCGTGAGGGTGTCGGCAGGTAATATGTATGGACTTTATGGCTATAATAATTTTTCGGGTTTTTATATATCTTCTTAAATATATGGAACCCGACTTTGTATACGAGACATTGAAAGAATTAAAGTGTGATCCAGAAATTGTAGTGTGTCAAATTAAACCCACAACCGACCAAAATGCAATTGCATATTGGGGTACAACTTGGGAATCTATTCAATTTCCACCCGGTCATGAGAAGCCCCCAAAGGAGGCCTTCGAGGCCAAACTCCAAGAACTCATCGATGCCCAGCCCCTAAAGGAACTCCGCCAGGAACGTGACCACCGCCTCCAAGCAGCGGATTGGGTGGCCGTCAAGGCCTTCACAACCTCCACCCCCGTCCCCCAAGAGTGGTTGGACTACATGCAGGCTCTAAGGGACCTCCCAGCCACCACTGAGGACCCCAAGAACCCTGTTTGGCCCGTCCAGCCAAGTCCATAGGACTTGTCCCCTCCCCCACATTTAATAACGTGTAAATCATTTCTTACCCTATATTAAATGTCCATCGAAGGCAATCAGGGTTTTCTGGAAATTCCAAATGCTTCCCTCAGGGTTTCAGGGAACGTTCACGCCGAGGGCATAACGGTTGGGTCGGTCCATATCCAGTCCGCGGCGACCCTCCAATCCACCACGGTGTCTGGGAACACCACCGCCCAAACGGTGCAGTTCACCAACCCCACGACCTCCCTAGTGACCTCCTCCAACGTGGGGATCGGGACGAATGCACCCCTAGCGGCCCTTGACGTGAGGGGGGACTTGAGGTTGACCAGCACATCAAACACAGCCCACTCTGTGGAGTTGAGTGTGGGAAATCGTTCGAACGCGTACACGAAAATAAGTCATCTGTATCCATACTCAACTTTTTATAGTGACGCGCACGCCGACTGCCTTGGGTATAATGTCGCCATAAGCGGTGATGGAAAAGTTATAACCGCAACCACTTTATTTGACGCTAGTGGAGCCACCACCAATGCTGGTTCAGTGTATGTATTTACACAAAACTCTCTTGGTGAATGGAACCCAGTTCAGAGATTATACGCCAGTGACGCAGCCACTAATGATAGATTTGGTGGAGAACAAACCCAAGATTATACAAAAGCTCTGTGTATTTCGACAGATGGTTCAGTATTTGTTGTGGGAGCTTTTAGAGATGATGATACAGCCGGAGATACGGGTTCAGCGTACATTTTTGAAAAAAGTGGTTCTACTTGGTCGCAAGTTCAGAAAATTGTAGCCAGTGACGCAGCCGTAAATGATCACTTCGGTATGGGTGTGTGTATATCTGGAAATGGTGCTTGTATAGCGGTTAGTGCTCCGTATGATGACGTTGGTGGATCAGGTGATCAGGGGTCTGTATACATGTTTGAGAAGGTTGGGGGTACATGGATACAAACCCAGAAACTAGTCCAATCGGATACACTCGCAAGCACAATATTTGGTAATAAACTCGCACTATCCGATGACGGAACCACCTTAGCAGTCGCTGCTGCACATCATGACAACCCCACTGGATCATCTACTCAGGGAGATGCGGGTGCCGCCTACATATTCGATAAGGCTCAGAACGGTACCTGGTCACAAACCCAAAAAATATATCCATCCGATGGAGCGGCTAATGAACACTTTGGGTATGGTATAGATATATCGGGGGATGGAACGGTTGTAGCTGTAGGTCAATCATCCGCGGATGGTGTCAACATCGGTCAATCTGGTTTGGGTGCTGTGTACGTGTATGTTAAATCCGGTGGTGCGTGGTCAGCAACCCAAACACAAAAAATTGTATCTACCGATAACGCTTCAGGTGACGCCTTTGGTCACGACGTCGCTCTTTCCCAAAATGGTGACCGACTTTTAGTGGGAGCTCCCCGTGATGATGATACACAAACGGATAACGGGGCTATCTACATTTTTGACCGAACTAACGGAGTCTGGACACAGACTACAAAACATCACGCAGTAGCAACACACGGCGTCACAAATTATGATGGTTTTGGCACTTCTGTGAGTATTTCCGGTGATGGTAAAGTATACATCGGTGGTCACCAGTATCAAGATGTCATGCTGGGTGGTTATGATCAGGGTGGTGTCTATGTCTACGACGAAAAATTCTACATAGACAAAACGGCACACCTAAAACTTAATCGTAATTTTTTGGCACCAAATCCCATAATGTTCTCTGTAGCTCATAAGGGGAAAGGTTTCACCGCTGGAACTGGTCCAAATGGTCCAGTTGTTATAAAATTCAATATAGTTGAGCTAAATAAAGGGGGTGGGTATAACCCAGAAACGGGTTTATTTACTGCGCCTATAACGGGTTACTACATGTTCGACGCCTTCACGTCAAGTATTCACAATGCGTACCATGTGATGGTGGGTTTCTATAAGAATGGAAACAGGTATCAGCCATCAATGATGCCAAACGCAGTGACTGGTGGTATTAACAGCACAAAAAACACCACAGGGTCTATAATAGCAAATCTTGAAGCGGGTGACACATTTTCGGTTAATCTTATATATGGGTGGATAGATGCGGCGTATCCATCGGGTTTTACAGGATTTTATTTATCGGCGTAGAGTATATGGAATTTCCCCAATTGATAGAACAAGTTTTGAAGGAACTCATGAGTCCAGGTGATGTCCCAGGGTTCAGTTTCGGTAGGACTTGGGAGTCTATAGATTTTCCCCCCGGCTACGAGAAGCCCCCAAAGGAGGCCTTTGATGCGAGGTTGAAAGAGTTGGTGGACGCCCAGCCCCTCACCAAGCTTAGGGAGGAGAGGGACCAGAGGCTCGCCAAGTGTGACTACATCTTCGTGACGGACTACCCCCACGCTTCCGCGGAGGTCAAGGCGGCTTGGGCAACCTACCGCCAAGCCCTCAGGGACCTCCCCACCACGGTGACCCCAACCCTAAACAGGAGGGGGGAACTGGGGGGCTTCGAGTGGCCAACTCAGCCAAGTCCGTAGGACTTGTACTCCACATTTAATAACGTGTAAATCATTTCTTACCCTATATTAAATGTCCATCCAAGGCAACGATGGTTTTTTAGATTTGGAGAACGCCTCCCTCAGGGTGACTGGGAACGTTCACGCCGAGGGCCTCAAGGTTGGGTCGGTCCGTCTCCAGTCCGCGGCGACCCTCCAATCCACCACGGTGTCTGGGAACACCACCACCCAAATGGTCCAGTTCACCAACCCCACCAAGGGCTTCGGCGTCACCTCGAACATCGAGGTCGGCGACGCCAATCTCTACGTGGACACGACGACGGGGAGGGTGGGGGTGGGGACGAACGCACCTATGGGGACCCTAGACGTTAAGGGCGTCCTCAATCACACCCAGGTCGCAAACGTAGCCCAAATCACCTCAAACTCCAACGTCGTCATGGAGTACCGCCGCTCCAAGAAGCTCATCAAGTACCCGAGGGTGGCTATGACTTCGGCTTCGATTGGTGGGTATATGGTAACGGTAAGTAGTTTTAGAACTGATCAATCCCTCTTCGGGTGGAAGGCGTTTGAAATGTCTACCGATATTTCAACGACATCGGTACACAACACATGGACGTGTGCCACAAGTGCGAATTATGGAGGCACTGATAACACATACGCCGGATCAGAGAATCTGGGTACAGGAGCTGTAAATGGTGAATGGATTAAACTTCGAATACCAGAAAGGATTCAGTTAGATTATATGAGAATTTATAATAAAACCAATGATAGTACTCGCATTGTAGAAGATTTCCGTGTGTATGGTTCTAATGATAATTTGAACTGGACACAACTTCTCACTGTAACCAACCAAACAACAACATTTGAAAATGTATTCGATGTAAATGCTGTAGGATTTTATGAATATATCGCATTAGTCGTTACAAAAATTTCTGGTCAAAATAATTATTTCCGTATACTTGAACTCGAATACTTCGGCCTCCCCGAATACGACCCCGGGGCACACGGCACAGACGTGGTCCTCCACACCACCCCCAATGTCCCTAATACGGATTGGTTGGAGGTCTACTACGACGGTCAGGACTACACCTCCATGCCCGCCACTGTGGCAGACAAGTCTGTAAATGGGTTCACCGGAACCCCCTCAGGTGGGGTTGGTTTTGATTCCACCTACAAAGCCTTCACCTTCGATGGGGTGGATGATTATATCGATGCAAGCGTTTCAGCCTCATTTACAGGTAACCAAGTGTATACCTTTTCCACGTGGATAAAGCCGGATTCACATCCAACGGGTTATATTGGTATATTTGGTATTGGTGCTGCTACTACTAATAATTCAATGGGTTTATTTTTGAACAATGGAATTATAACTCATCTCACACACGGTAACAATTTGGAAACCGGAACCATCGCAAAGATAGGCAAATGGGTGCACATCACTGGAACGTATGATGGTAATTATAGAACTGTATTTGTGGACGGTGAACGTAATGGCCGTGATTCGTATTCGAGTTTAAATTTAACGAGTACCACTAATTTCAAAATAGGATCAAACCTTGCGGGGGCTCAGCATTTCAACGGCTCCATCGCCAACTTCCGTCTTTACAACCGGCCCCTCACAGCGGATGAGATCTGGGAGCTCTACTCCTACCAGAAGGAGTACTTTGGGGTCAGCCCAGACGTGGTGACCCTAAAGAATGGGCGCCTAGGGATCGGGACCTCGAAGCCTAGGGCCGTCCTAGACGTTATGGGGGGGCTATCATGTGGAGGTCCTCTTAAAATTGGTACTGCGGGTAAGGATTATGGTGTTAGTGAGGACCTCGGTTATGGAAGGAAAAATTTATTTATACATTCAACATTCAATGGAACCGCAACTGAAGATTATGGTTGGTGGATAGGTGCCCAAAATCAGACTCTCACTTCCGGCGATAATGATCTATATTTTACAGTCGTGAGAAATGGAGTAGACAACGCAACTGCGTATATTAGCGACGACAAGAACAATATATCAATGAATTTCACCGGTCAACATAGAACTTTCATTAAGAACGTTCCTTTCAGTGAAGCTGGAGAACTAGAAGGTCTTATCGTCTCCTCAGACCAAAACAAATATATCAAGATGAGTGGGGGTATTGAGACTGGTTCGAATGCTATTACTACAAATGAATCACTACCAGTCGTATCTCTCTCGAATGTGGTGAGCGACAAAAAATGTTTCGGTGTCATATCAGCATCTGAAGACCCCAAACAGCGTAGTGATGCGTTTGGTAATTTTGTAACCCCCTATAAAAAAGAAAATGGTGATACTCGGGTCTACATCAACTCGGTCGGTGAAGGTGCCATTTGGGTCGTGAACACCAATGGCCCCCTCGAAGCGGGTGATTACATCACAACATCCAATGTGGTTGGTTACGGTCAAAAGCAAGACGGTGCCGGTCTCATGAACTACACGGTCGCCAAGATCACTATGGATTGTGATTTCAACCCCGTGACCCAACCTATCCAAATTATCGAAAAGAGTGAAGATGGGGAAAACGTTCTCGATGAGCATGGTCAGATTCAGTGGGAGGATCACACCACAGAGACAGAGAAGGCATATAAAATTAGGTACATAGACGCTTCAGGTGCCCAGACAGATGAAGCGAACGCAGTGCACACAGCAGCCTTCGTGGGGTGCACGTACCACTGTGGCTGAGTCCCGACATCGTAGATGTCCCACATTTAATAACGTGTAAATCATTTCTTACCCTATATTAAATGTCCTTCCAAGGCAATCAGGGTTTTCTGGAAATTCCAAATGCTTCCCTCAGGGTTTCAGGGAACGTCCACGCGGAGGGCATAAAGTTGGGGGTGGTCGAGTTGATCCCCTCCTACGACCTGGCCTCCGTCTCCAATGTCGGGAACACCACCACCCAAACGGTGCAGTTCACCAACCCCACGACCTCCCTAGTGGCCTCCTCGAACGTAGACGTTAAGGGCGTCCTCAATCACACCCAGGTCGCAAACGTAGCCCAAATCACCTCAAACTCCAACGTCGTCATGGAGTACCGCCGCTCCAAGAAGATCATCAAGTACCCGAGGGTGGCTATGACTTCGGCTTCGAGTGGTGGGTATGTGGTGCAGACATCTGGAAACAACGCTACTTCAAATGATGGTTGGAAAGCTTTTAATAGTGTAGGATTTAACGGTCAAACAAATGCAGGTGATCACTGGATTACACCAGATTTATACACTCATGATTCAGGTGCATTCGAACACGCTAGCACCGCTATATATCAGCCTCTTGGTAACGGGGCGACGGGCGCGGGTGCTTGGATCGCTATTAAATTACCACATAAAATTAAACTCACTAAACTCCGTGTAGATAACGTAAGTAAAGCGGGTTTTAGAGATTATACCGTTCATGGAAGAAATGGTGGTGGTGCAATAGTCGGTGGAACGGCATGGTCTTCCGCTTTACTTACAGTGGCGGATGAAGGTTCTGGATACTCAATAATTGGGAACTATGTGTTTACAGAAACATCACACGACATAACCACGAATGATTATTATGAAGAATTTATCATTATCATCACTAAGAAAACACCAGCTAGTAGTAGTCTTGACAACTTTCTACTCATGCGCGAACTCCAATTCTTCGGCCTCCCCGAATACGACCCCGAGGCACATGGCACAGACGTGGTCCTCCACACCACCCCCAACGTCCCTAATACGGATTGGTTGGAGGTCTACTATGATGCGAAGGAGAGCTCGAGTTACCCTGGCACTGGGGGGGCTGTAGTGGATCTGAGTGGGAATGGAAAAAATGGAACACTCAATGGGGATGTTGGTTTCGACTCGGAGTATAAGGCGTTCACTTTTGACGAAGCTGGTGATTACATCACATTGGACACGGGAAAGACTGGTAACTACATTTTCTCGGTGAGTTTATGGTTTAAGTCGTCCGGGAACAGTATAGAAACACTGTTTCACATGAACGGTGATTACGCAACCAACAACACAGTTTGGATCTATGGTTCTGGAACAAGTTTATCTATTGATTTTGTGGATAATGACTATTCTTGCGATACAGGTAAGGAGATAGCGGATAATATGTGGCATCACGCTTCTTTTGTGTATAATGGAAACGGAGAAAGTGGACGCGATATATACTTAGATGGTATACATCTCGGTGGTTCGCTAGTGGGGAGCAGTGCTGGTGGTAACCTAAATCTCACAAGTACGTCGTCTATTTCGCGAATTGGTGCGTTAAACCATTCGTCGGGAATTATTCATGAATTTAAAGGTTCCATCGCCAACTTCCGCCTCTTCAATCGGGCCCTCTCGGGGGATGAGATCTGGGAGCTCTACGCCTACCAGAAGGAGTACTTTGGGGTCAGCCCAGACGTGGTGACCCTAAAGGCTGGGAGGGTCGGCATCGGGACCTCGGAGCCTAGGGCCGTCCTAGACGTGAGGGGGGACATAAGGGGTGGGTGTCCGGTGTTCTTTCAGGCTCACGCAACTCACCCGTCGACCGCGACAACTCTTAACGCCGTCACTAATCCTATTCCATTTAATACAATTGTTCATAATAAAGGTGGGGGTCTTCAACCAAGTGGTGTATTCACATGTCCATTAGCAGGGTACTACTACATAGTATGGTGGTTTATGTCTAACCTTCAAAATCAGACGGTGTATACATATCTCACAATAAATGGTTCACTGGAACTGAACGGGACGCCGCAATCACGTATATACGGATATAGTGGTGCTACGGGGGATATACATAATCAAGTTGTAGCAGGTGGTACTGTATATATGAACGTTGGTGATGAATTAAGGTTTGTTTTTGCGGGGTCGACGTATATGTATATCTCCACAACCCCCTATAACAGTTTTACGGGATTTTATATATCATCTTAAATTATATGTTCAACCCAAAAGAAACACAATTAATTTCTTTTATATATGAAATTTTAGAAGAATATTTTGACAACAAAAAAGTGCCCGGGGGTTCTCAAGTTGGTACAACTTGGGAATCTATAGAGTTCCCCCCCGGTCATGAGAAACCCCCAAAGGAGGAGTTCGAGGCGAAGTTGCAAGCCCTGGTGGACGCCCAGCCCCTAAAGGACCTTAGGGCCGAGAGGGATCGTCGCCTCGCCACCACAGATTGGGTGACCCTAAAGGCGTACTCCACATCGACCCCAGTCCCAGAGGCTTGGGCCACCTACATGCAGGCCCTCCGCGACCTCCCAGCCACCACTGAGGACCCCGCGAACCCTGTTTGGCCCCCCCTCCCCGAGTGATCCCAATCACTCCCCCATTTAATAACAGGTAAATTCATTTCTTACCCTATATTAAATGCCTATTCAGGTAATTGGTACTTTACTAGAACTTAGGGGTGCCACTTTAAAAGCAGAAGCAGTGGATGTTAAATTTGTGTCTGCGACAAAAGATATAACAGCCGAGAGACATGCTTATATAACTTCAAATATTGAAGTTGGTGGAAATGTGATAGCAAGTACATATTTAGGTGATGGTGGTCTTCTTTCAAATATTTCTACAACTCTCCAAGAAATATCCGACAATGGAAATACCACGTCCAATACAGTTCAATTTACGAATGCCACCACCGGCATCGTGGTAGATAGTAACATCGTCGTTGGTGGGGACGTAACGGCTACATCGTTTACAGGTAGCAGTAGTCGTCTTACTAGTGGTTTGATTACAAACACGGATGCAGTTACGAAAAAAACATACAGTTATTCGGGAACTATTACAAGCGGTGATCAACCATACATTAATGTAAATTTCACCTCAAATGTATTTTATTCAAAAATATCAGGACACCTCGTTGAAGATGATGAAGAAATCAGTACTATCATTTTAGAGCTTGGTGGTGGTCATAGGACTGGGGCTACACCCACAATCGATATTTCCATAGGTGCACAGAAGATTTTTGGTGGAACAAGTACAAATCCATGGAGTTATAATGTCACTACCACGGGGAATACCGTTTCATTAAAACCTTCGACACCGTTAGATGGTCAGGGCGACTACCACCTTTTCATTGAATACACTTCTCCAAGTTCAGACGGAGGTGTTACTACAATTGATGAAGATAGTACACCGGTGAAAACCTTTAATTACTAAAAAAAATATTGTATAATAGTACAAACAACCACAAATGCCGCCAACCAATCTTCAACTCTTTTCGGGTGCCATCAACATCGAAAAGGATCTCGAAGTTGGAGCTAATAATCTTATCGTAAATACCGCGTCTAATGCGATCGGTATTAATAACGCCTCTCCCACATATGATTTACACGTTGGTTCCAATGTGTACATTGACGACACTGGGTCGAATGTTCTTGTTGTCTCCGGTATGGTCAGTGCCGATGTGTACCATGGTGATGGTAGCAACTTGATGGTCGATGGTGTCATTACTGTATCCGATAAATTCTCTGAAGTTGAGACCGATATCGATTCTAACGCCGCCCGTGTTGGTGTTTTGGAGACTGACCTTGCGTCCAACGCTTCCCGTGTTAGCAGCTTAGAGACTGATCTCACAGCTCTTGAGACCGAAGTCGATTCCAACGCTGCTCGTGTTGGTGTTTTGGAGACCGATCTCACGTCCAACGCTACCCGTGTTGGTGTTTTAGAGACTGACCTTTCGTCCAACGCTACCCGTGTTACCACCTTAGAGACTGACGTTTCGTCCAACGCTACCCGTGTTGGCACTTTGGAGACTTACGCGTCATCCAACGCTGCTCGTGTTGGTGTTTTGGAGACTGACCTTACATCTAATGCTTCCCGCGTCAGCAGCTTAGAGACTGATTTCTCAGCTCTTGAGACTGAAGTCGATTCCAACGCCGCCCGTGTTGGCACTTTGGAGACCGATCTCACGTCCAACGCTTCCCGTGTCACCACATTAGAGACTTACGCGTCATCCAACGCTTCCCGTGTTGGTGTTTTGGAGACTGACCTCGCGTCCAACGCTACCCGCACTGGTGTTTTGGAGACCGATCTCACGTCCAACGCTTCCCGTGTCACCACATTAGAGACTTTTGCGTCATCTAACGCTGCTCGTGTTGGTGTTTTGGAGACTGACCTTGCGTCCAACGCTACCCGCGTCAGCAGCTTAGAGACTGATCTCTCAGCTCTTGAGACCGATGTCGATTCCAACACTGCTCGTGTTGGTGTTTTGGAGACCGATCTCACGTCCAACGCTACCCGT